GCAGCATTTTTCAATTCCTTTCGGCTGCCATTATACCTTCGCGGAGCGGCGGATGCAAAAATAAAAACCGCCCCGCTGAGGGTCAGGCAGCAAGGCGGTCAGAAAGGAGTTTGGAACGAAAGTAAGCATATCAAGTCAGGCACAACGCGTCAGTAAACTACTACGGGTTTACACCCGTAGCATTATCTAAGCTTTCGTAAAGCGGGGGCCGGTCCGGCGTGAAACCGGCCCCCTTTTAGGAGGAGGTGATTAGAAGTCAGCTATTTGAATGTTGTTATAACCGTAACAATGAGCGAGATTATGGCAATGACCATCATAACATAGGCAAGGGTCAATCGCTTGCCTTCGTTACTGGCGGCCAACCTGGCCGGGCAATTTTTGTAATTGAGTTTCTGTATCGCCATATCCTCTTTAAGTCCCGGTTTGCCGTTGCCATACAGCGTTGTGTGGTGATCTTCCACCATAGGTTGCAGCCTGATCACCACATCATATATCTTGTTTATCTTGTCATCTCGCTCTTTGTCCGTCATGCTACCGCGCTCCTTTTTCTTATTTGACTTCCGTGCCCAACACAGTATTCTTAGGTCTTATGGCTGAAGATTGGAAAAAAGTATTGAAAGATTTCCCAATGGACGCTCTCCGAATGATTATTGAATGGGGAATATTCATCGGCATCATTGCTCTTTTTGTCTATTTGTTCGGCGACTAAAACCCTCCGCTTTTTCGATCAATTTCCCTATTTTTTCGTAAATTTCCTTTCTTTCTTTGACTGTTTTGGCATTGTGTAGTTTCTTCCAATACAGGCTAAGCATATCTCCGATTTTATTGTATGCCGCCCGCTCTCTCGTTTCCGGCTTGGTGATTGCCTTTGATTGGTATTTGCGATTCAGGGCATCTCGTCGCTTGTAAAACCGCTCAATTTGGGCCTGTGGAGCGTAAGGGTCTCGCGTGAAAAGCGTTCCGAGTACCGGCATATCGCTCAGGCCGGTTTCGTAGTCCCTTTGTCCGGCTATGACCTCAGCCCCTCTAATGGTTCGCCGGTATAGGCCGCCTGACAAATTATCGACCGCATATTCCAGCTTGGCAGGCGAAACATTCAGGGCCTTGCCGATGTGCTTCATAAGTTCGGTTGTGTATGGGCCGTACTGGTCTGCCGGAAGCCTTCCTTGGGCTGACATCGGAACAATCGGCCTTCCCGCCCAATCCTTATTTGCTATCAATTGTACGGCTATTCCAACGGCTGGAATGCCGCCGATAAGCCAGCGACTTCCAAACGGGTTCGCCTGATCCAGTATATTTACCAGTGAGCCGGTAAATTCTTCCGGGCGGTCATTGTATGCGGAATCAAGAGCCGCCACAGGCATTGATTGAAATACGTGCCCTAATTCAAACGGAACCGGCAATCTAACAATTGTCTCCGTGCCTGGAAACCTGAAATGCAGATAATTGATTTTTTCATAATCAGGCAAGTTCTTGTACCAGTCCTCATCTTTGTATTTCCACCAAAGACCGATTGCCGGGATGGTCAGGTATGCCACTGACCGAATCGCCGCCTCAATAGGCCGCTCCTTGAATGTGCGAATGATTTTGTCCGGTCCCTGAATAGCGGCGTTGAAGAAGGGTATTAGCTGGTTAAGGTACTTGGCATACACGCCGTGACGGGTGAAATTGGTCGTGACGTCCTGAGCCTGATTCAAAGCATAAATAGCAGCATCAAGCGTACCTTCGCCATATTTAGCCGCAGCATCTTTATAGGCCGCTTCAAATTCAGCGATCCTAACGCCGGTTTCGGTAATGCCAAATAGTTCACGCAAGGCATCCACCGGGTGCAAAACGGTATGCAGGGCATACTTTTTACCGTTTGACGCGAATAACTCGGATTTTATGGCCTTTAATCCCCGCCGATCCTGCCCGATGTAGCCGCTCATTTTGCCGCCGAGGGCTTTGAATCGTTTGGCGGCTTCTGTATTCCGAACGTCGTCAATCACGCCTTTTGCGGCCCCTAAAGCACCCCTCTTGGAATGTTTTCGGAGTACCGAAAACGTCATCGCGTCACGAATGAAGTTCCGGATCAGGCCGAACGATGGATTCAAACCGGTTGCACCAAGCCGAACGCCGCGGGAAATACGCCCAGGGCCGTAGTACAGCATCTTCCAGATAATATCTTTGGAATTCTGGTCGATCCCCTCCATTGCCTTATAAAGCTCCGGGTGGACCTCAAACCATTGCCGCTGACCGTCCACAACCACAGAAACGATATTGTCTTTGCCGTAATATTGATGAGCATTGGTATAAATCGTTAGAATGTCATCCCAATGTTCCATATAACCCGCTAAATTGGCCTCATGAGGGTCAAGCCCCAACTTGGTCACGGCCAGTCTGGCTATGTCCTTTTTAAGCTGCTCTGCGGAAAAACTTGTAGCCTGCTTAGGAGCGGGTACTTTCCATATCCAGCCTGCCATAGCGGGGCGGTCTGCCAATTTAGCAATAGAGCGGCTCACGGCGGACTTGTGTGCTATCTCAATAGTTCGTTGGGTATTCAGGATCATTGATTCAAAAATGTCTTTGATTTCACGGCCTGAACCTTTGATTTTATGAACGGCCTTGCCAGGCTTGAATCCCTTCCCGAAACCGCCGCCTTTAGCAATTATTTCATCTTCCGCAAACGTGCGTAAAAACGGCACATAAACAGGATTCATAGCTTTGATATTTGAGGCGACTTTCGTTTCCATCCCGCCCGCTTCAACCAGGTAATCAATAACTCGATGATTCCAGTCCGTCAATTCCTTTAAGACCTGATCGTATTGCTCCGATTGATACTTATTCAGGGTATAATCAATAACGGCATCGGACAGGCCGGATTTAATGCCTCGATTATTGAGAAGTCTGGCCCTTTTTGCCACCGCGTACCGTGCGAATTCCCGTATATTTTGTATTGGAGCAAGGATTTCGCGGAGGCCCTTACCGGTCACATTGCCGGCCATGTCCGTTGTTTTCTCCAGAACGAACTGACGGGCTTTGGCAGGGGCCTTTTGGCTAAATGCCGTCGCCAGTTCAAACGGGTCCTCCGAAGGTCGAAGTTGCCCGGCCTTATCTCTGAGCTTCTTGAGGACATGGAATTTATCACGCCAATTCTTATGAAATGCAAAACTGAGCCGTTCCAGCATATCCCCGATGGTTGTTTTGACTTTGCCGCTCATAAAGCCGTCAACCATGCTGTCAGCACCTTGCAGTCGCCAATTGGTAATCATCTGTTTGGCCCGTGCAATGTTTTTTGCTATGTCTGTATGTTGCGGCAGATATTCACCCGTAAACCAGTCGTGCAGATGGGGTGCGGCCTCTTGTGTATCCTCTCCTGTAAGATACATCCGCATAAACTCTGCCCAGCCTTCAGACTTATAGCCGCCTGCCGGCTGCTTTGAACCATAAAGAGCTTTGCCAAGGTCTGTCAGTTCAGCGGCAATTTCCTTTGTAGGTGGATTTTTGCTGAGACGCTTATTTAGAGTCCAATCAATATGATGGCCTATCTCGTGAGTCGCGGTTGTAATTTCCCGCACATCCTTCATGCGAATACCGACTTCACGGGGGCTAAACCAGCCAAGAGCGTTTTTCTTAACATGGGTTGCTTTGCCCCGGATAGGAATCTTAAAATCACGCTCAAGCTGTCTAACAATTTCACCTGCCGTCATGGGCTTGCCGCTTTGCGGTTCCAATGAAACCTTAATCTCTTTGCGGTCAATCTCATTAGTGGCAGCCAATGCCTGCTTGCCAATAGAAGAAGTTGTTTTCGCTCGCGTTTTTGGAGCTTCTTCTTTGAGCAAGGTCATTTGACCTTCAATATCCGGCTCAGAAAGCCGGTAATCTTCTATGTCCAGAAATTCCCCCTGTTTACCGCCCAAAGGTGGAATTACATCTTGACCCAACAAATCTTTATCATATTTTGAGGCTTTAGCCGCTGTTTGCTGTTGCGATTCTAAACCGGCCCTGCGTTTCATCTCATCATACAACTCCGGGTTTGTCGCAACTCGCTTGAGACTGTCAAGCCGCTCCTCCAATCGTGCAACCTCAGCTCGAATACTGGCCTCATCGGTAAATTCAAGCCCCATCTTGCGGGCCGTTTCGGGCCTGCGTAAAGCCCCCTTTACTGCCAAAATGCGTTCTTTCAGGGCCTTTTCCTCTTTGCTGACCTCTTTTGCAACCGCTTCGGCTTCTATCAATGCGGATTCATCAAAGCCGAAAAGATTCCCCTGCGTGGCTTTAATTCGGTCGGATGGCTTGGTTCGATTGAGAATTCGGGCGTATTGCTCTAATTCATCAGGGGACATTTTATCTGCTTTGGCGGCAGCAGCCAATTGAGCAGATTCATTGTTTGGAGCACCGTTGGCTATTGCGTAGGCTTTTGCTTCTGAGAGCTTGCCGCCGAGGAATGCGGAATAGACATCATCGACCGCACTTTTTCCAATTCTGAAACCGGCCTTGCCCTTAGCATTGCGAAGTAAGCCTCTCTGTCTGGCCTGGTCTTCTTCGATTTCGGTGTTTCGGAAGTATTGGGCATAATCTTTAGTCTTTCCTTGTCCATCTCTTATATTGCTTTCAGCGTCCAAAGTCAACGCCATTGCCAATGTAAATCCGTCATTTTCTCTGACAATTTGTGCCGGTATGGTTTTCTCGCCATTTCGGCGGGCCAAATCCAGCCTGTGACGCCCAGTGATCACCTCTAATCTGCCGTCTTTACGCTCCCATACAATAATCGGGTTGCTTGGCAAACGAATGTATTCGCCCTGCAATTCTTCCCCCCGAACAACGCCAGTTGTAGGGTCGGCATCCTCTTTAAAATTAGGTACGTCTTTTGACAACGAAAGCGAGTCGATGGGAATTTCCTGTACCGGGAATTGATCCGTCCCCAAAACAGGTTGTTCAGATTGTTCTTTCGGCTCGGATTCTGTTATATTTTCCGCTTCAGAATCAACTTCCAAAGACGGATCATCTTCTATTTCACTTCTTGCAGGCTTTGACTTGCTTAATTCATAAACACCCGCCGCCCCCATTTTCACCACACCCGGCACGCTGAAGGCAAGGGCTTCAACCGCAAGCTGTTCGCCGCCGGGTATGGCTTTCACCAGCCTTTGAAAAACATTGGAATCTTTACCGGCCCCGAAGTCTTCAATATTAAATGTTGCCCTGAGAACATCGCCAAGCCGTTCTTCTCCCATTTCCTCTAAAATGCCATGAAAGCCGGCTTGTGTTGCCATCTTTTGGGCAAACTGCATTGCATCCCGCTTTGGCGCTGCTTTAATCCATGCGTTCTTTAAGCCGTTATAAATTTTTCCAAGGGAATTAGAAGCCTGTTTTGGAATAATCGCCTTAGCTGTAGCTTTTCCGGCTTTTCCAATTCCAGCGCCGGACACTTCAGACAGCATTTCGATAAAGTGGTCGCCGGCTGCTTTCAGGAAAGCAGTCGATGGTTTTTCGTCTGGATCAGTAAACTCTATCTTTCCATCCTGATTAAATTGCATATCAGGTAATCTTCTTTTGTAATAGCCTTCAACGATATGGTGCGGAGTGGCGGCAGTTCTTACGGCGGCAGAACCCATAGCCCCGCCTATTCTTGCGGCGGTTTTGGCCGTTGCGGTTTTGGCATATTTACCGGCAAGTTTCAAAATTCCACGCCTGGCCCCTGCTTTTCCAAGGCTGGCTAATCCCCCCGTCGCTATAAATTCAACCATAAACGGAAGCATATCAAAAGCGACATTACCAACCTTGGCCGGAATGGTCAGGCCCCGCTCCTGTATTTCAGCTTGTTCTTCAAGGTACTTCGTTACTCTGTCTCTGTCCTCACGCCATTGGGCATAACCATCATCAGAATTATTGTAATCTCGAAGCTGGAGCCGCTTGGTCGCGTTATAGAGTTGAACCGCTTCGACAGTGGGTTTGATTCCAAATGTCGCACGATCCATAACGCCGCCCACGCCGCCACGCTTGATGTTTTCAGCAAAGCCAATACGGTTGTCCGCTGGCGTCTCAGGCTGAGAAGAAGGCGTTTTAAGCTGTTGCAAGAAATCCTTTTCCCAATTTTCCACCTTAAAGTCCTCTAAATACCGGCAGCATCTGAGACCCTAAAGCCCTGTGCATATCAACTTCTACTTGGTTGATTTTGACGGGGCCTTTTGGATTGGAAATCTTAACAAACTTCCATAAAAATTGATTGTCATTTTGAGCCTTCTTTGCAAATTGCTCTTTGGTCATAAATTCGCCCTTTTCTTTGCGATTTTTTTCCATCAGACGGCGCTCTACCGTCTGATCGCCGACCATATATTCAAGACGGCCGGCAATTCCTAAGCGGTTCCACCAGCGTTTATATGATTCGTAGGCGTTCTCTCGTTGATAATCGGTCAATTCATCCCAGGTACGCAGTTTGGTTTTTGGCTTATATCCCGGTTCGGCCAATTTGCTGTTATTTGCCGGAACAAACGGATCGTTCTTGTAAGCCTCTTCGATTTGCTTTCGTGGAATGCCCGCAGCAAAACGTTTACGGTATTCCGCAAAAGAGCCGCCTTCCAGCATGGAATTGAATTCTTTGGACAAATTTTCATCCTGATTATTGACTTCTGTTTTTTCTGATTGCTGAGCAGGATTATTATTAACTGTTTTATTTTGCTGTAAATAAGCATTGACACTCTGAAGAAGTTCTGTGGCCGGAATTCCGGTTGCTTTTGCCTGTTGGTATGCTTCAGGGGACATTATTTCCTTTAATGCAGTATCGGCTTGCTGCTCAGTCATATCGCCTTGTAATTGCGGTTGCTCAGCAGGTAAGCTCTTGCCCCTAATCAAATCTCTCAGTAAGCTAATTCTCTCATTAGCAAGGGCGGCGGTCTCTTCCTGGCCAGGCAATACATCTCCCAATGGGTCAAGCGTCTTTTGTAGAGACGTTTGCCAGTAAGATAATTCCTTAGTCAATGAATCTTCCTCTAATCTTCCGCCTGATTCAATAATAGATTGAATAACATCATTGAAATTATCATCAGTGACAAGTTTTTTATGTTTATTTCCGTCTTTATCCCAAAAATCAATAACACGCCTGCCGCCGCTACTACTTCCTTTAATTTTGCGTTCAATCTCAGCACGATTAGCCGCTGCCACTTCTTCGGGTGTGAGGCCGAAATACTGGTCAAATTTCTGAGGTTCAGGAGTCTGTTTTCGGTTTATCGCATCCAGAACAAGCCTCTGTGTAACCGGATCGGAGATATTGGTATTTTCTGGCAGATTAACACCTATGGCGTTAGCGGCTGATATAAAATCCTGTTGATTCTGGCGATTACGCATATTCTCAACCATATTCAAGGCCCCAAACTGTTCAACGGCCTCCAATGGCATTCCCCCTAATTGTTTCCGCATCAAGTCCTGTTGCTCTGGCTGGAACTGCTGCACGATGCTCTCAATGGCCTGTTTCCTGCGGTACTGCTTATCCATACCGGCAATCAGTCCTTGAAGGGCCTGAGTCAGGCCGGAATACTTATTTTCATAAATGACCCGAACCATTCTATTTCTCCTGTTTACTTAGTTTCGGAAGGAACATCCCCGTTTTCTTCTGATATTCAGCATACGCTTTGAAGCAATGATTCAATATCCGCTCTTCCGCTATAGCCCTTGAAGTAAAGAAGACTCCGGCCATAAATAGTATGCCAACTTCTGCCGAAATCAGGCTGACTCCGGATATAAACAGGATGCTTCCTAAATATGCCGGATGGCGGATATATTTGTAAATTCCGTCAGTTACCAGTCTTTCAGGGGCTTTCACCGCCAAACTGAAGCTTCCCTTGTGCTGTAGGATGGCTAAAAACCTCAGTCCCATTCCGGCAATTATCAGGATGATCGCTGCTGTCAGCTTCATCATACCCCCTACAACATTGACAACAGCCCACTTGCCAAGTTTCCTAACTTTCCAGCCCCGGCCTCTGTTCCTGCAAACATTCCAAATGCCCCGCCCAAAGCGTCGCCCCATCCAGACTGTTGCTTTACGACTGGCTGAAATGCCGGTGTGCCCAAAGCCGCGCCAAGATATTGCAGCCACGGGTTATTGTACGCTTGTTCAGTCGCCCATTTGTTATACTGATCCGTTAAGAGTTGCTGCTGGTGGGCACTTTCGACGCCTCCAGCCCCCATCATTTGCCTAACCAGATCGGCCCCCATCCCTGCCATTTGGCCCTGCTGGGCGGCAAGCCGGCCCGGCATCATAGCCATATTCATGGCCTGATTGATTCCCTGCTGTTGTCTGCCCAATTGGGCTTGTTCGCCACTGAATAGCAGATTTGCAAGGTTAGCATTCAATGCGGTATTCATATCGGCCGCACTATTGGCAATGGCCCGCCGCATGGCCCCGCTGTCCGCTGCGTTCTGACCGGCGTATTTTTCCATGATCTGCGGCACGATGTCATTTTGCCAAGTCTGCATGGCAGGCGTCTTGACGGCCTCGTTCCAGTAGTTCCGGGCCGAAGTAGGGTCGAAGTCGGCCAACATCGTATCTAAGGCACTGGCCCCTTGATTAAGGTATGCCTGCCCCTGCTGGGGATTCCAGGCCGAAAGGCCTTGCGCCGTCGGCAGAAGGTTGCTAAAGAAGCTAATGCCGGACTGCTGCAACGGCGACAAATCAGCCGTTACCTGCCCCATATATGGCTGAATTCCCTGCCCTAATTGATCGCCTAACAATTCCGTAAGCTGGTCAAGTAGTTTTCTTTGGCCGCCTGTTAAGGTTGGCACTTGTTTTGTCGAGGAACCGCCTTTTTTTCCCATTATTCAATCTCCATATTGACGAGTTCGGTCCTTTTGAAACCAACACGCTCAAACGCTCGCGGACGATTGGTTGCAAAAGTGATTTTTCGTTTCAGTTTTGAACCTTCCATTTGCTGCTTCAGGAATTCTGCCGATTTCAGCAAGGCAACGCCCGGCTTATCCTGATACTCCCGGTCAACCGAAAGGGCATTAACGTGAATGCACTCCTCAAATACATCGACTGCGGCCCAAAGAAAACCCTTGATTCTGTTCTGACTGTCCGCCAAGGCATATAACAGCGTCAATGGGTCCTTTGCCAGATTGGAACCGAAGGCGATAACGTGATCGATATTGACCTCTCCGCCCTTGACCTGCTCCATCAGGTAGCGAGGAACCAGATTAAAGTCATAAATCCGGATGAATTTGAGTTCGTCAAACTTAGCCATTGACCAGACCCCATTTTTGCAGTGTCTCATAGCGCTTGCTCAGGCTCTTGTGCCCGTCGAGTCTGTGCTGAAGGTATGAACAAACTTTCAATTGCTCGATAGCCCTGTACACGCTTCCCCACGCCCCGCCCAGGCTGTTGCCTCTTGCGGCTACAACGCCCAAAATGCCGTCAGAACCGGCACAGGCCAGTTTACCGCCCTTCAGATAAATATCCTGCCCCCAAAACGATTGCAGGCTTTCCATGCGGTTCAAGATCGACACGTCTTTGGCATATTCCTTCAGCAGCGTACTATCGGCATAGGGGAAAGGCGGAATGCTGATTCGCTCACTTGAAGCAAAGCCGCTGTGAAAATCAACATCAAAATCCTTGGCAAAGAAGTCCGTCAAGCGTCCTTTAAGCAAAGTCAGTAAACAGTAAATAGCGTCGTACCCGAATCTGCAATTACCGCAAAACAACGGCCTGCCGTTTCGTCTCACATAAATTATATGATTCGGCACATCCAGACAGTAAACCTTGCCCTTATACGGCACTCTTTGAGGCAGGAATGTTCCGGCACTTCTGATCCCTGCATCCTGCTTTCTAACGGAAAGCGAATACATATCGTGGTTTCGCGTGTAAACTTTATCCGTGAACTGTACCGGCGTTCCTTTCTGGTGTACCGTCTTGATATTGGACACCATGCCAAGTTTCATAATAATTTCCTGAACATCATCCGCAAGCCGCTTTGAAGATGTTCGAAAAGAAACCTGTCCCGTCCTTTTGTGTTTGCCGCCATCGCCAGCCACAAGCCCTTCAAATAACGCTTGCAGATATTCAGGGGCCAATTCCTTGAACTGATCGGGGATAAATTTTTCATGGCACAGCCCAAGTCCAAGATTCTTTATGTAGGTTCCAAGCTGAACACTGCATATTGAATATTTGTGCCCGCTATAATAGTACTTGAATGGCAGGGCGTTCATTATCGCATCTGTCCTGTGACGGTTCTTATCGGCCTGAGCAATATCTACTCTATAACATCCTTTTCCAAGACAGCCCTCGGCCAGATACAGCCCCAAAAACCGCAGCCATGCCTTCATATCTATTTCAATGGCCGGATGCTCAATCGGATACGTAATACTGTGCCTGTTATTTACATGCTGTTCAATGTGAGCGGGCAAACTAAACCTTGGCTCGTTTTTGCCCTGCCATTTGGCAATTCGCTTTAGTACGCCGCCATGCTTTGGCAAGTCTTGGGCCTTGATGATCTCAAATTCCGTCTTGCCGTTCTGCCGGAAATACATATCATGATCCGGCGTAACGAGCACGTCCAAATTATGATGTTTTCCGCCCTCATTTTTTATCTGGATCATATCGCCGCTATAATCTTTTTCGATATATCCAGTTGCCTTATGGTATTCAACGTGATCCGTTTGGGGGTTCAGCGTGCAAATCAGGTCGTTTTCAAGGTCAACATCCCGAAACAGCTTCCAGCCGCTTTTTGTCAGCACTTCGGTTTGGTCATCGTAGCAACTCCATTCTAAAAAGTATGGTTTTTGGTCCTTTTCGCCGATTATGCAATTCGCATCACATGGGCCAATATAGCCATCCTTACGGAGATATTCAGCCATTTTGACAAGCTGTGGTCCGCAAATACCATCTAAATCCTGATCTATCCAGACAGTATTGCTTTGACTGCCGATTGCAGGACCAAGATTGCCGTCCATCAGCCGCTTATTTTCCAGCGTATGATTGAGGTGGACCGGGCCTTTCGGACCAAGCCACACCTCAGAGGAAAGTTCGACTCCGTCGATCTTCTTTTGCAAAATGAAGTCGATCTTTTCACCTAAACGCTGGCGGTATTCAGATTCCAGTTTTGTTACCAGTTCGCCGGGGAATTTTTCCACATAGGTCAGGTCCAAATCCTGATTATCTTCCGGCTTAAAAACCCACAGGTCGTTACTGGATTTTAAGAATCTAATCCCCTCAGAAAGCGTTTTGAAGCGATTCGTTTCAGGAATCGAAAAGCCCATCCTTTCGGCCAGTTCAACGCCTTTAGCCCGGCCAAGTTCAATATCTTCACACACGGTTGAACAGCCGATCACCTTAACCGACTTTCGGAGTTTATCGGCTACAGGCCCGAAAACGGATTTACTGCTTGTCTTGAGTCCAAAGGTCTTGAGCAACGCAACATCCTGTTTAGTCTTTTCATTCGGCCTTGTAATATCAAAAATGACCAAATCAGCTTTCTTAACAGCCGCTTTAAGCTGGACTAAATTTAGCTTTGGCACTAAACCATCGTAATTATTGCGATAGGCCGGACAATGCAGATAAACCGAGGCATCCGTACCTTCCCGCCGCAAGCGGTAGGCTATCGGGAGCGATTCGCCGGAATTGCTACAAAATACTAATTTCATACTAATTTATTCAATTTTAGTAATTACACCGTTTTCAACAGTTATTGTTTTGCCGTCCGTTGTCATGAACGTTCCGGAAACGCCATCTCCCCTGTTGAGTCTGTCAACACCCCAGTTAACCCGCTTTGTAATGTTACTGTATATGTTTTCAATCCACATAACCTGTTTCTTCAGATATGCGAATAAGCTTGATACGTTGTCTTTAAGGCCAGCGTCTTCTTTGGGAGTAATGAATTTTTCGGTTTGCTTGAGAGGCTCCATCAGAACACCCTCCCGGCCCGGTCGAAATACGGAATTATGGCATGAATTCGAGGCCTATTATTAGCTGCATTATTGGAAATCTTAATTCTGTGGAACATTCCAACCGCCCCACAGAATACCCTCTTCCAAGTCTTTCCTGAATCCAAACTGCTATCCGGTTCACAGGTTACGGTAACAACATTGTAAGGTGCTGTATCGGTATCAAGGTAAAGCGACACGTCAAACGATACCGCTTCGTCGGCATCGACGAGGAAGTCAATCCACCCCAGCCGGGCCTTATGGCCCTCTTCGACATACGGATTCCAACGTCCGCTGACGGCCTCAAATTCTATCGGTTCTCCGTTGTCTGTACCGCCATGATTAAGCTGGTAAATAACACCATCCCGACCGCCCAACAGAGTCGTCGGATAGCCCGCCTGAAGCTCCTTATCATCAAAGGAATAATCAATGTCGTCCAGTGCAATAGATTCGTCAATATCATCCAGAACAATGTCGCTATCCAACGACGAATATCCCATCGTATGGACCGGAAGTTTATAAACAGACCAATTGTCATCTTCATAATTATTAACAAGTACCTGACTTGGCTTCTCTTCGCCTGCCGGAACGAAGGAAGTCCATGTCTGGCTTTCCTCTTCCAATACCAATCCATAGCAGTAGTCAATGGCGGATTGGTTCCAGTTGAGCATTTCATCCGGGATCTTATCATCGAGGCCATAAGCGTCCCTTCCATCCGTTCCAATCAATCGCGTGGGGCCAACGCCAACCAGTTCATCACTGAACGACACCAGCGAAAACGGGGCGTAGCAGCCCTCAGTTGAAACAATTTTTTCCCACCGGAAAGGCAGGTCCGCATCGTAGGTATAAGCCAGCTTCCATATCGACCGTTCAAAAAAAACTATCAAATCCTCCCCGATGAAGTCAGCGGCCATGATCCAGTCTTCAGTTGGAGCGTCCACATAATCGGCTTCTTTCCAAATACCGGGATTATTGATCTGACACCATCTTGCCCGCCGATAGCATGGTTCGCCCCGTTCTGTCGTTCGCAATAGAACTAATCGTCCCTTATAAGAGAAAATAAGCAGGCAGGTATTGACATCGTTATCCGGCCCGCCCTCAACATCCAAATCAATGTAAAGACGGCTCAAGCCCGAACCGGTGTACTTTTGAATCTGGTCTTTCCCATTAGTTATATAACTGACATTATTCCAGCACTCCAGCCAGAAAAAGTTATTATCCTCTCCCGTAAATTCCTGCTCCGAAGCCGCTCCATCAGCAACACCGAAAATATCCGTTACATTGTTTTTATCTCTTAATGTTTCTCCATCCTGAAAAGAGCCGTTGACAGTCGTATTTTTAAGGATAATCGTACCATCAGCCGTACCCGCAACAAAATCGCCATGATCGGTAATAACCGCTTCAACAGTGGCATAAGCACCGCTTGTAACGCCTTCTATGACATCACCGGCAGATGGTAAATGATTCTGGCCGCCCCCTGACTTCACGTGAATTTTCATCCGTGTTAAATCTTCAAAGGCTTTCGCACTGCTGTTGTATTTATTGATCCTAACCGTATCCATTGCAAGCATAGTCTCAACATCGTCCTGATAATGATTATAGATGCCCATGATGGCATTGCTTGGGTTAGAATCTTCACCTGTTGCCGTATCGGTATGCACAATCCGGCCAAATTCCGTGTAGCCCTTCCGCTTTTCCAAGACCCCACGCCGCAAATGGCAATTGATAAGCGTCTCGAAAGCGTCCTTTGGCAAAAGCCACGGGTCTCTTGCCGTAACTTTACCCGCTGACAAATTGTATATAGGGTAAGGCTGATAACTCATGCTATTGCCCTCAATCTCCTACTGTTTAACAGGCCCGGTGATACTTTCCGATTGACCATGTCCGGGGTGAACGTCTTCTCCAGCAGGACGGACGGCCAGTCCTTGCGAAGGCCGAGAACAGGGGTATAAATTGAGTAATGTCTCATGTTATTTAATCTGTATCACAAGTACTTGCGCAGAACGCAATGTCACCGCAGCGTCTGCTTTAATCTGGACATTTATGCTGCCAGTAGAGGTCGCTGTATATATGTCTTGCAGAAAGAAGCCCTTGCCTGTCTGGTTATGGCCATCGTAGGCCCCGATTTCTATATCCGCCTTCAATTCGCCATCCACAAACAGCGCAATTTGCGGCTTGTGATTAGAAGTTGATGTTGAGCCGCTTACCAAAATCAGGTATTGCTTCCCACTGGTAACGCTTACGCTGCGAGTAGATAACGTGGTCGTGTAATCACCAGAAGAACCACACTTTAATGTATAATCATGTGCGACAACAAGCATCGCATCAATCTTGCCATCCACATACTTTTTAGTCGCTGCATCCTGATTCGCATTTGGATCAGCTAAATCAGTTAGTTTTTTGTTACCCATGCTCTGATTGTCGGTAAAAGCAACGGAACCGTCTTTTTTAATGTTTCCAGCATCCAAACCGTTAACCAGAGTATCGACGTACGTCTTAATACTTTGCTGAGTTGCTGGTAATTCGTCTGAATCACTGGCCATGTCATCTTCATCAAGCAAGCCGGATAATGAACCGATAGCCGTCCACGTATTCGGTGTACCTATAGCGGTAAGGACTTTTAAGACATTAGGGGTTACCGAAGTATCCAGCCAAAGCCGCTTGCCGACATCATCACTATCAAGAGCAGTTACACCATCTTCTTTGGTGGTTGGAGCGGCAGCAGCAGAGTAAATTTTTGCCGAACCGTCATTATGTTCCCCTGTCTGCGTTGAGCCGGTTGCAAAGTCATGCCCAAAATGAATGGCCGCTTCAATCGCATCATTGTTGGCTCGTATATCATCATCAACATAGCGGGCTTTACGGCCTGCTATCGGCTTGCCTTTATCCCACGACATGATTCACCTCAATTAGAAATTACTTGTTAAATAGCAATACGCCGCCTTTAGCGGCAGGTACGGCATCGGTGTACGTTTTGTTGGTAACGGGATCATACAACACGACTATTATTGGTACGTCAGTATTGGCCGGTGTGCCATTTTCGAACACCATCATACACCACTCTTTAGACAGGTCCAGAGGCGGCGGATCACACACCCAAAACTGCGTATTCGTGCCGCCTAAAGCCGTGTCTGTCGTGGCCTGACTGGCCCCTGTAACAGCTGCATTCGCCCATGACGTGTTGACCGCAGCGACTCCCGTTGTCTTGTGCGCCATATAACCCGTCGCCGTATCAACGAAGATAACATAGAGATTGTCGATAGCGGTTACGCCCATATCCCTGGTAACAGGGAAACCAAATCGGGCATTGTTTTTGGTCGCCGCCTGTGCTGGCAACACAAGCACAAACGCCAAAGCCGCACAGATCAGGGCCGCGATAATACTGATTGTGATCAAGCCGTATTTCATTGGTATTCCTTTCTGCCGGGCTATTCTCCCAGCGTCACCGTACCGGTCCCGGTGGCCTGGACCTTGTTGGGTTTGGTCTCCAATGCAAAAGAATGCCGTAATTGCTGTTATTTTGCCTTTTTTCATGGTTTTGTCTCCTGTTAAAATTTAGTACAGATCCGCCGGGGTTACGGATTGTTATTGTACACGTCGGAGGGGATATAGCATTTAATAGTCCCCGCCGGCCAATCCGCAAAAAGCCATGGACAATCTTTACTCATATAATCTTTTATTTACTTGTTATCGTGGATGTTACAGTTAGTTGCTGTTCCGCTGATGGTGGTATTGCCGGCAAAATTGTTGTCGTGGATATTGCAGTTGGTTTTGTCGCCCGTGAAGGCCGCCGCACCAGGGCCGACATTATCCGCAATGCTGCATTGCGTCAGCGTGCCGGCAAGATTGATGTTCTCCGCCGCCGTGTTCTCGAACGCATTGCCGCTGATAACCGCCCGCACAATCGCATCAGACGAAGCGGTATAAATCCCATAGTATGCGTAAGGATAAATATCGGATTTGCCGTTGAAGATATTGCCGGAAATGACAACATTTGTCTGACCATTCCGCTGGCGGATGGCTGTTTCCCCAAAGCTCATTTTTTTCGCCCACCCGCTGAAAGTATTATGGCTGATGACCATCCATTTACTACTGGAGATCGTATTAATCGCTTTTCCCCCGACATCTTCAAAATTATTCCCTATAATTTTTACCTGAGATGCAAAGGAGGCATGGAGAGAGGACAAGCCCTTGTAAGCGCCATTGCGAGCAAAATGATTCATATAAACAAAATATCGCGATAGCGATATGTATAAATCGCCGCCGTAGTTATCTTCCAAATCACAGCCGGTAATCCATGACCCATGATTCATCATCAAAACAGCAAAATCATGCCGAAAACCGTGAAACATACAATTTTCAATATAGGTATCTCCGCGATTATAAATATAAATCCCTGCACTGAAATCAGACCCAGAATCTTTGGGAAGATTGGCATACGTCTGTTGGGCGCCGTTTCCTTCAAACCAAATGCCCCGAATAAATCCGCATGACCAACCGTTTGAATCTGCCTGGCTGGTATCTCCAGTCCACATCATCAGGTAATTATTCATCTGGTCTGCGCAGCGAACCACAGTCCCGGCAGGACGAAATCCCGTAGAAGGCCAGCGGCTCTGAAAACCAACCCCCTCTATCGACACAGGGGCCGGCCCGTCAAAAACAATGGGAGCAGAACAATGGAACACACCGGCCGATAACTGAATCTTCCCCCCTATATGCGTGCCGGTATAGCCCATCGTGTCGCTGATAAGCGTCTGGATTACCGCATAGGCCGCATTGATTTCGACTTGGTCATCCACGCCGTCACAAACAAAATCCGCCGCGGCCTTAATCTTTGACGGAGCGTTTGACGCGGCCACAACATAACAGTAATTTAGGTCCATGCCGGGAACGCGGTTATTAACGTACAACCCGCCATAACCTCCAGTGGCACCGACTGACGCTGCCAGCATCAAAACAAATAATATTCCAATAATTCTACGCATAATAATCCTTTCTTAAAAGCTCGGCACAGAACGAAAGGCCGATAGTTGCTGTAAATGCTTCCTGCCGATTGAATTTAGATGGACTTGATAAATACCAGTCAATTCATCGGCCCCGGCACTGTCCTTTTGGTCGATAAACATCTGAATTGCTGTCCCATAAGCTATTGCTGGCCCCCACTTCGGATTGATGACGGTATCCGTACCTTCCACAAGAGCGGCTGGCCGCTGGACTGCGGCAGCTTTGACAGTATACACACCATCCGGGATAGGTCGCAGGTACAAGTTTGAGCCATACTGAAGCAAATCCAGAGGGGCATTCTGACTGGCACTGGCATCGTCCGGGTATTCCGTGAAGAACGCGTTGGCATCTTTCCAGAATCCAAGCCTCGCAACCGCATCGCCGTTCCCGTCGTCAATGGTAATCGGTTTCTTGATCCGCAAAACCGTTGACGGAAGAGCATATTCCCCATCGCCCTGAACCGTACTGAAGGAGTAGAACCCCTTCAGTTCCGGCAGTTCAACCTCATCCGGGAAGACGTTGCAGTAAAAGTCATTGATTTTATCTGTCAGGTCTGCATCCGACAGCTGCGAAGTAGAACGCTGACCCGTAAGCTCCCTGACCTTTGCCCGTAATTGTGCTAATGTCCAGTCCATGCCTCACCTTGCATATACCAATTAGCTATTATCATTTTTCCAACACGAATCGCCGGTTTGTGCTGTGATAACCCACTGCGTGTCACTTATGGCAGTGAGAGTCACTGAACAGGGAACAGCATCGGCCTGATCAGAGGAATATTTTTTAGCGGCTGTACCTCCGTTTATAGTATCATCGCCAACCGCTTGAATTATCAGATCATCGCCAGCAGCGGCACTTACATCGACAAATGTATATGTCAACCCAACAGCGGCGGCAGGCAGAGTATAAGTAACCGCCCCTTTCCCCGCTGTAGTGGCAAATACCTTCCCTGAATCAGTTGCAAGAACGGCCTCGCTGGTTGCATCTTCCACTTCAATTGCTGTAAGATAGCCGGTCAACGTGTCCGTTCCATCGCCTGTGATATTGCCGGTAACATTGCCGGTCACAGCCAAAGCAAGGTTTCCGGCAGCAGTTAAAATCAGATCGTCAGCAGCAGTTAAAGTCAGATCGTCAGCAGCAGTTAAAGTCATATCGTCAGCAGCAGTTAAAGTCAGATCGTCAGCCGCAGTTAAAGTCAGATCGTCAGCCGCATCAATGCTAATATCTCCGTTAGCGGCCCCGTCCGCATTAAGTTGAATTCCGCCATTCGTGGTTTTCAGCAAAATAGCGTAGCCTGCCGTCGTGGTCACGGCATCAATCTTAAACTGGTTTGGGGTAGCGGTTGTATCCCATTCAAGAGTAACATCAGATGAATCCCCGAATTTAAATTGAATATCATCCGCTAACGCCATAGGCCCGCTAAACAACGGATTACGAAGCCATTGCTCCAGAAGAACAGGATTGCTCACTATTTCAAATGTAAGCCTTTGAGCTTCAGCCATTACCGAAGGTGTCACCAACAGCAATACAAAAACGATTGCCATGCTAATGGTCATTGACTTTTTCATTTGGGTACTCCTTTTCAAAGAGGTGTTGTTAATTGCAATTGTTAGCCGATATGCTGAGCCTGCAATTTAACCGGCTGGCAGCTGAACCGATTACGCATACCGGTAACGACCGTCTGTTGACCGGACGCCGCGTTTTCGTCATACTTGCGAACCGGAACCCGCAAGCCGTTCAAATGGTTCACCACACACAACGGCAGCTTGACAATTTCGCCGTCGTTAAGCTCAAACTTTCTGCCGCCGTACGTGAAAAACTGTGTCACTCCCGGCGATTCGATGTTCGTAAACCGCACTTCAATCAGCGGATCGTTCTTAACAGCGATTTCTTCAGGCGAAAGTTTACGTCCGCTTACGGCATTTTGAGCCTTCATTTCGGCTTCTACTTTTGCCTTGGCTTCCGCCTCAATGCGGGCCTTTCGTTCGGCTTCCTGCCGAATGGCCTCCTCATCAAAAGTCTCTACAGTCGGCTTTACCGCTGCATTCAGAAGTTCGCACAGCTTCGCATACGGCATATCATCCGCGTACTTGATATTCAGAGCATCAAGCTCCCTTTTGACTTCTTCAATTGACTTTCTTGCCATGTTTTATCTCCTCTGAGAGTTAAAGAAATGGGGGAGGCCGCTAAGAGCCTCCCCGCGGTTAATGTTAAATCGGGTCTGCCGCAGCGGCATCGCCGTGATTGACGACCTTGTCGTGCTGCTCGGCAACATAAATCCACTCATCGCCATCTGTTGACAGGCCTGACCCAACGGTAAATCCGGCTGCCTTTTCAAACACAACGTCCTCACGGCGGCAAATCCAGGTGTTTGTTCCGTCGGATACCGTATCGCCAGGGGTAGTCGGCCATGTCGGCTCAGTCCCCAAAACACCCGCAGAAACTGTGCATTCGTACACAAACCCGTTATGGTTGCTTGGCCGTACAACCGTCCCAACTGCCGTTGTACTCCTGGCGGTCGGCTGTGCTGCACCAGTCGCAAAATCCGATACATTCGCGTTCACAAAGCCGTCACCATCGGGAGCAGGGATTTTAACCTTGACCTTCGTGCCGCCAGTATAAGCAGCAATCTTGTTGTTGGTTCCTGCCAGAACAGTCACGACTCCAGTAGAACCTGTCAACAGCAGTCCATATTGGCCATTGGCACCCGCATCTGATAAATCCTTGTAAAACTCATAGATATTCGGGTTGGTTTCTTCCAAAGCCCTGATGAGTTTTACATAATCCGGCACGAAGCCGATATTTACATTTATCGCGGAACCATCCGCAATAAAACGTCCACTTACTTTTTTCATCGGTTATTCCTTTCTCAAAATGCCTGTTTCAAGGCCGTTATCTCCGGTTTTGACGCTCCATTAGCTGTGTGTCACCTTCAGAACGTGCATGAAGTTGTCATTCAGAATGCGAGCTGTAAACATCGTTTTCCAGCCGCTCGTTGCCCGTTGGTTAAGCGGATCGCTCGTACCGCCGGAGCCGAAGCTCTTGACGATGTTTTTGGCATTGCCGGCTTCAAGATCTACCATGCCGTAAGCGTTTTTGCCAAGGATAGGCAGATAATAATACGTCCCGCTACCATCAAACGGATCTGTGGATGTCCCGCCGCTATGGGCAACCGAAGAAGCCAGCCAGCGAACATTTCCGGTTGAACCCCACTCGGCCTCATCCACATTGCTCTGAGCCGGATAATTAGCGGTTGACTTAAACCCGCTCACCGCCTCCAGATCATCAATGAGAGCCGTATTGAGTATCCCCCAGAAGGAAGGCCTGACCGGCGATGTACCTTGTCCGGTTCCGGCCTTGATAAGCTCGGTAATCATCGAGGCGTCATTTGTCAGAAGCGTTTGAACCACGGCGTCAATGTCCGTCTTGTTGAGCTTCGTGGCTGTGCCTGTGCCGTTGGAAGCCGTTGTGCTCGATGCACAAGCAACCAGAATATCACGAACGATCTCATCAATCGTACGGCCCATCTGATCACCAAGCTCCTGCGCGGCAACAGTCAGCACAGGATCGGCATTGGTCATATCGACAACGTCGGTGATGTGAACGAAATCGCCGTACTGTGCGACGGTTGCCAGCAAATCAACCTTGCTGAGCCGCTGCCCGGTAGGCGTGACACCTTCAGCTAACTGCGTGGTTGCAGTTGACAGAGCCGCATAGCGGCGGAACTTCACGGTCTTGCTGTTGCCCTTCGGCAGGGATTTTTTCTGCGCAAACTTGGTGTGCACAAGCTTCGGTCTTGCATTTTTCAGTAATACACGGTCATAGTAAACTTCTATGCCGGAATCCACCTGAGTAGTAGTTGTTAAATTGTCAGCCATAGGTAACTATCCTTTCTACCCTCTTGACAGAATCTCCGCCTCAAACCTTGCGAATTCCTCATCTGACATGGCAGCAAACCGGCTGGCTGCATTGAATGCGCCTCCATTTGCAACCATACTTGCCGAGCCGGGCCGGGTTGCGGCCTGAATTGCGGCGGCAGCAGCAGGATTGACAGTCGTTTGCTGCTGCATACTCGCCATCTTGGCATAGTTATAGGCAGTCAGCATGGGATTCGGGCTTTGGCGGATTTCCATCATTATCTGAGGGTTTTTCAAAATTGCCTGTTTTAAGGGTTCCCCCAACTGTTGGGGAGTACCCACCAATTGATGGTAATCTGGATGCTGGACAAGGAACTGCAATTCATTGATCGCACTGCTGAACTGCTGTACCATCGCCTGAGTTGCCTTCTTGGCCTCGGCAACAGTCATAACGTCATCATCTTCAAGGCCCTCGTAGAAGTTTGGCATCTGTGGCCGCTGAGCCTGTGCCTGCTGCTGCATATTGGCCTGGTAGAGGGCAATCTGCTGCTGTGACAGTTGAATCTGCTGTTCAAGCTCCTTGACCTTGTTGTTGACCTCCTGAAACCGCTCATAAGGGATTGCCTGCGGGGGCTGCTGTTGCCCCTGCTGTTGGCTGGCGGCCTGGATGGCCGTCTGCTGCTGATTCCCCTGCGTAGCGGCCTGCTGGGTCTGCTGGCCTTGATTCTGATTGGTTTGTCCCCCGGCGGCGGGAACCTGTTCTACGCCCGTTTCATGGTTTGTTACTTGTCCATCCATAACTTTACTCCTGTTCACTTGCGACTAATGGTTCGGCTTCAACCTTTTGCCGGCCGGCGATTCCGGCTGTAACGCCTAAAAGCCCGCATCGCGGTTAATTTAACATTGGACTGTTATTGTCAACAATATTGGACTGTTATTGTCAACTGCCGAATTGAACACACCCTCGCTGGCCTGATCGGACATTTCGACGTGGTCTGTCGGAATATCCAGCGGCAGGGCATGAAGCATTTCGGCGGTCCCTTTACGATTATTGACATATACACAAAGCGTTCCCAGCATGGCCGGGGGCCTCTCCAGCATGAGCATGAGTTTAGTTCTAAGTATGCCCGGCTGAGCATGATCCCAATCGCTATGTATCAGAATGTAATATTCATCGTGCTTATTAGCGTTATCGTTGATAACCTTTTCAATCGAGGCCATCAGCTCCTTGCCAAGTTCGTTTCTTAAATCTCCCGTGCATAACGGCATTTAACTATCTCCTCGTCCTGAGTGACTTTCGCTGTTCCAAGTCCGCCGCCGCTTTTGCGACAGTAGACAGGCCCTCGAGCGTCATCTTCTGAATCTCCGCGGCAGTCTTTGCCCTATTCAGAGCCGCTGTAGCGATGTTCTGCTGAATCTCCGCCCTCCGCTCCTGGGCCTGTGCCAGGTTCTCCGCGATTTGGGATTGCATCAGCTGTTGAGTAAGCTGATTCATCTGCTGCTCGCCCTGAGCCGCCTGCATTTGGGCTTGTTCCGCCGCCTGGATATGCCGTTTGAGGTGTTCTTTTAACTGAATCGGGGCCGCATCAACAATCGCCGCAAATGGAATCGGAGCACCCATCTGCTGAAGCGCCTTTAATTCCTCATAATACAACTGACGCTGGCTATCAGTGAGCAGCCCTTCCTGCACGCTCACGTCATATCTGGTCAGATCGGGGTCATAGAACTGAGGAACGGGCTGCTCATTAATGATACGTTGTATTTTTTGTGGTTGATAATTCTTCTGAACCAGCTTGATCAGTTTCTTGCCGAGTAACTTCTTGCTAAGCCGGTAATTATCAAACAAGTCCTGCAGGATGGTTAATGCCGCCCCCTGCCGCATTTTCGACAACACGCCCGCAATGTCCTTTTCCTCAGTACCGAACAATTCGTCATTGATACCTGGAATCTCAGTCAACAGCTTGTCAATGCTCTGATTGAGCATGAATAGCCCTTGCGGTATATCTACCGGCTGCTTTTTGCGGATTGCATCAAGGCCAGCGGGGTTGCCTTCGCTCTTAACCCACGTGACCTTGCCTTGCCCTGACTGATACAGCGACTCCGGATTAACTACGGTCCCCTCTATCGCATCATAACCGGTATTAATCTGGCTCTCGATGATGTCGATTTCCTGCGAAATCCGCTTGTTGAATTCCGACTGCGGGTCTCTGATACTGCGGACAACACCCTGAAGCTTGAGCTTGTCGCTCTCAACTTCCGGATACCAAAAACCCAGCAGCGGTACAAACCGGAACTCATCCAAGCCAAACGGATCAGGGCCGGTATAAAACGGCACGCCCTGTATTAAAATGTTAAGCTCGACGCTCTCCTCCCAGCGGTCAATCGCCGTAACCTGAAGGGGAAATGATGACAGAATATAATCGAGAGCCTTCTGACTGCCCGTCCATACCATTTCCTGCCCGGTTGCCCGGTCAATGAGCACTTTGACCCGCTTAGTCGTCTTGCGCCAAAACTCATCATAAGCAAGAAGATTATCGCCGTACCGCTTGTTGCCAACAAAGATATGGCTGAACTTTTCATCCCTGCCGGGATTTAGAGAATCGATCTCTTTGTCGTTCCCCGGAACAAGCATCTTGGCCTGATCCTTGGTAACGTACTCCCGACGCAGGAAGTAGTTGCAATCGCTCAAATCACGCTCGGAGAAGGTTGGGTCCGGCAGGCATTTGTTGTAGGCAAGCCGCTTGAATTTAATGTCGCCGTTTCGGTCAATGTACGGCTCCACGAAGTTTAGGCCGGTAATGCACGGCCCGCACTCGAACGCATCACTCATAACGTTATAACCGTTGCCAACTCGCATCACATCCATGACAACGCCTGTCAGCTGGCTTGCTGCTCGATCGTCCTCAAATCCGACCGGGTCAATCTTGTACGCAAGGCGGTTTTTGCGCTGATAACCAGTGATGATCTTGATTACCCTGCGGATGCGGTTAAAGACAAGGGCGTTACGCCGCTGGTTTGCAAGGTACTGTTTTTCGGTCGAATTCCACTGATCGCCGCACATGAAATCAAAATCAGTTTTGGCTTCCTTGAGAAAATCGCCCCAACCCGCAATAGCCTGGCCGTAAGCCTCGTTAAAATCCTTTTTTGTGTCTTTGTCCGTTGCCATAATTATCCAATCACAACCGGCCTTGCGTATTGTTCGTACATTTCGTTGGCTTGGCTGGCGGTCATCGAGCCTCCATTTGAACCCTGCTTAATTGCAACCGCCAAATAACGGAAAGCATCTGCCCCGTGACTGGCCCAATCGTGCAGGGGGATATTGCTGTAAACATTGTGCTTCTCATCGAAACGCTTGCGATAATTCTCAAGGGCCTTAATTCCAGCCGCACAATTACGCTCATCAAACCAACACCGGGGCAAAATAGCCCTCACCGCTTCAATGCCGTCCTCAACGCGCAACTTCGGCAGGGTAACGAAGTTAATGCCTAACTGACGGGCATAGTCTTTGCGTGAAAGCCCTGTGTTGAGTTCCCTTGCCTCAATATCATGGGGGGCATAGTGGGCCTGATAAATCCAATTGTTTTCCTGCCTCTTTTGCTCAAGCATTGAGGCATAATGAGCAAGCCCTTCGCCCGCCCGCTCGTAATAATCGATCAGATGGATTTCCCCGCCCACCTGCTGGCAGAACCAGATCGCCGTAGAATCACCAACACCTATATCCCACGCGGTAAGCACCTGTACGGCTGGATCAAAGGGAACGCCGCAAATACGCCCATCAAGCAACGCCTGAGACATGTATTTGCCGTAATAGCTGCCTTCCTGCCCAAGCTCGAACGAACAATAAAACTCCTGCTGAATCATGTCTTCCGACATGCCGGAATCGCGTTCCTCCTGAATCGCTTCCGGACTGATGGCGCCTGTATCATCCACCGTCAAAACCTCAGCAAACCACTGCTGATTAGCTTGCGCCATCTTGAGCAGATCGTAAGCATGGTTTTTGCCGCGAGGGGTGAAGTTAAATATAGCCCAGCCGCCGTTTTCGGCTAAGATGGGGCGGGTTAAATCCCAAGCCCGCTGACTTTGCAGGGAAAACTCCGAAAAAATGCAGCCAATCGGATTAACGCCGACATTTTCGATATTATCCGTGCCGATGACCTGAATAATGGACCCGTTCTTCAGCGTCACCTTCATTTCGGTGTTGTTTTTGTTGGCAATGAGCGGGGCCGGGATATGGTCGATAAATTTAAAACCGCTCTTGTCCATCCCGTCCCAAAGCACCTTGCGCCCCATCGCCGTCGTAGGGAAAAAGTACGGATAATAACCTCTCTGCTGTGCGGCCCGCTTAACCATATAATTAAGGTCGGTTTTGTCCTTACCGGCACAGTCAGCGGCGATGCCAGACTTTAACTGCCCTTTTGCACCCATTGTCCATTGCACGTAAAAAAGGCAATTGATAAGGACGAGGGTCAAAATTATGCGGCAGCCGTATCGTCGACATCGCACTCCAACCTTTCTTTGTAAACTGGATTTTTTAGTCGTTCTTTTCTGCATAACTCTATTTGTTTCTTTGTGTTACAGTTAGCACACAAAACCTGTATACCTTTTTTTTCACGATATTCACGGTGATACTCCAATCCATGCTTTTCGTAGTAGTCTCGATTTATTTCTTTCCTGCTCTTACTCATCGCTATCGCCATAATTAACAATATTGACTGTAAGATTCGCGTCAACTTCGACCTCTTGCTTGTCTCTCCACTTATCCGGCTGGCGGTTTTTGAGCCAGAAGATGCAAGCCGTTGTATCGGGTGGATATTTTTTCTTGATTGGTGTTACCGTGATTTCGCCCTGGTAATTGCTGATATGAACATCATCATGCTCATAGCCTAACGCCCTATCACGTAAGGCCTTCTCGACATTCTTTGTGTCGAATTCCTCTTTTCCGGCTTTTAAGGCCTCCGAAAACTCATTGTGTTTAAGCTTCCAGAGGTACAAAGTTGATTCGGCAACGCCAAATTTTTTGGCCAGCATCTTATCATCTGCACCAAAGATCGCGCAGTACTCAAATGCCTCTTTAGCGTATTCGGGCTTGTAGGCTGTGGGCCTACCCCCTTTATTCGCTTTCTTAGTTGTTGTTTTCTTCTTAGCCATCCTTACCTTGGTCTGTGTCTCTGCATTCCTATACCCTTTCTGGAAACATTGTATGAATTGTTATCTCGATATAGGAATTATCGTGTAAGAAGTGCTGAAAATGGAAGTGTGCTAATCCAAATATTGGAATTACGTTAATATATTTTGCTCAACAACTTTTTGTCGATATTTACATTTTGTGCATTTGTAGTGTCGAATTGGCGGAGTTGTGCCGTCGCAAATCATTTTGGCCCCGCATTCAGGGCATTCCAATGGCCGCCAATATCCTTTGATACGTTTTTTATCTTTTGCCGTCCGTGGCTGATCTGTCATTGTTGTCTCCTTGCGTAAATGGTGGGGGCGGCGGTTCGCGTCGCCGCCCCCGGTGCATGAACCGCGACTAACTTACAATAACCCAGTCGTCAGAAAGCATGTCGGTCTGAGAAATCAGCCAGCCAACACAGCACTTGCCGTCGGCGGTCCTCATGCCCATCAGACTTGACGGGTCAACACCTGTGATCTGATTGAATCTTTCCACTGTACAAACGGCCGACCATCCAGCAGGCGATACATACTTTTAACAATATCATCACCCTGAGCGGCTTTAAGTGGCTTGACGAATTTCTCTATTTCCTCTGTTGAAATGCCCGAAAGGTCAACTCTGCGGTCAAAATGCTTTAATTTTCCAATCCAGAAGCTATCCGTAAGATAACCCTTGCAGGCGGTATAGGTGTAAACAACATAAGGGTCAAGATATGGCTCACAGCTAACACTTGTCTTAAATCCACGCTGGAAAGCATATTGCAGGCAAGCCAATCTTTCGGCGAAGTTCGGGGCTTCCGGTTCCCAAAATGAAAGAATCTCATCATTCATTGAGCCAATGGTAAACCGAAACATTATCTGATCTCTGAATTCTGTGTAAAAATCGCAAATTACCGTGATGCAACTCCAATGCGGCTTACTGACAATCAGGACTTTATTTCCCGCATCGAGCAATTTTCGTAAAACACAGAGATATTGAGACATATTCAGGGGTGTAAGATCGTGAGTTGACGGAAACATGATAATGCCTTTACGCTTGCCTCGTGGTTGATCGACTTTTTCATTGTCGATAACCGGCTGCGTCCACTGCTCAACAGTGCAGCGGTTAAATCTGTTTACCGCCATCTCACGAGCATAGCAATAACGGCATCCATGTTCACAACCAAGCTGAAAGTTCAAGTTGCTCTTGGCCCATTCCTTAGTTCCAGTTTTCATCACGCCCATTCCCTGATTTAATCCGGTATAAAACTGCTTCTTTTTTCCTTTGCCTTTGAAAATTTCAATCTTCATAATCAAAATTCCTTCACCTGAGCCTTGAGGACCTTTTTGAAATATTCATCAGAGAGGAAATAGCCATTTCGCGGGGCGGTAAATTCTTCGTCCGCTTTGACATTGATAATGTGATCGCCTTCGAGCGGATAAAGCGTAACAGCCGACTGACAACCGCTCAACATGACGACCCCAACCATCGCCAGTGCCGCAAGCCAGAACAGCCAACCCCATCCCGTTTTACTTTTCCACCGGCTGCACCAGTCTTGCCGACTTATCGATAATTTACAGTCATAATATTTTTTGCAGTTTTCGCAAATCTTCAATTTTGCCTCCTGTTATTTTCAAAGACCGTTTAACAAGTCATCAATATCACTTTGTAAATCCGCGGTGTCTGCATCGGCGTCAATCTTAGCCGCGGCATCCTGATACGCCTGTTTTTGGCGCTTGACTTTTTCGCTCCGGCTATTAAGCCACCACTTGATTAAAGGTACGGCGATGGCCGCTAAGCCAGCCACCGCCGCCGCCAGCAGCTTAACTGTTTCCATTAGCCTTGGCCTGCTCTTCTACCTTCTTCGCTACCGTATCGACGCCAGCCCGCAACGCCCCCAGGCCCACGGCTCCGAGGATGCCCCAGCCCCATTCCGGCATGATGAAGATGTCGAGGCCCTGCAACGCTCCGAGAATCAGCATCGCAATGGCAACGATGTACGTCCTTTTGCCTTTAATAAATTCCATCACAGCTTGCATTGTCAGTTTTCCTTTCTTTTCAGAATGTGAATAATCCGCAGGCGGGCGGGCATCCGTACCCGCCAGAACCTGCGAACCACTACAGGATTCCTATTTGTTGTCCGACGCCTCCGCAGCCGTGACACATCCAGTGCAGCGGCGCCGCGGCCAGGTCGATCGAAGTACCGCCTTTAGGCATCAGGCTTTTCCTTTCTGCGTTTTGTCTGATTCTCTTTAATCCGCTTATCCTCAAGGGCGGCTTTGGCTATTATCCTGGCTGAGTCACACTCATTGCAGTTGCCTTTCCCCAGCCAGGTTTCACAAATTTCATGAATTGCCTTTAACTTATCCCACAGCCGTGCATTCTCATGGTTCGCCTCCATCAATTCAGCCGCCATTCTCGCCACATCGTTCCGGTTGGCCGCATCTGGATTAATTGACAACATCGTTACTCTTTCGTTCCACGGTAACATTTTACTTGCCTCCTTTCAGGGCTTGTTCTGCCTTATCCATAGCCGCTTCCCAGGACTTCTGGTAACGGATCAACGGCGGGCCGTTCTGCTCATCGTACAATGACTGCAACGCTTCTTTCAGCCGTTCATTTTCCGCCTCTAATTTCCCCGCCTTCCGACTCCACGCCCCAATCTCCTGAATGGCTATCTTGGCTGTTTCTTTCAGCCGTTCATTTTCCGCCAAAAGAACCGGGTCGGCTTCCGCCGGTGAATTACTCCAAAACTCACACACCTTCAATTCCCCACAGTCCGGGTCGGCTTTACAGTCGGGGTAGTGTTCGCAGGTTTCACAGGTTTTCATTTTTCACTTTCTCCTTAATTTCTATCTTTTATTGTTGGTTATTCAACAGAAAGCGATTTAAGCCGCTCTTTTTCCCTGACCCTACCCGTGGGTCGGGTTTTTGTTTTTCTCGCGTCCTGCGCAATCCTCGTAAGCGTGGCGGCAAGCTGAGGGTTTTACTGACTGCCATTTCAGTGGGTGGCTCATATTTTCACCTTTCCATGTGCCATATCGTGACAATCACGACATAAAGCAATCAGATTATCCACTTCATCCGTCCCGCCTTGACTCCTGAAAATCTTGTGGTGAATATCCACGGCCTGACGACCGCACTCCTCGCAGGGGATAAAATCCTGTTCGCCGTAGCCGTGGGCCTTCAGGTAGTTTTTTACGTGGGGTTTCATTCGTGCCTCACCAACCCTTCCCGGTTCTCCGATGAGGTCAGGGCAATGGCAACCGCCGACCACACATCTTTGCGCACTCCGTACAGGGGGCCCGGGGCCTTCTTTGTCCCGATTGCCTTTTCCCGAGTAGAGCCGAACCGATCCATCACGGCCTGCCGGATATTGGAATCCTTGGCCTTCATGGACCCGCAAAGGTGGATCTTGACATTGCGCCGCCCGATAGTGTAAACCTCGGCATGGGAAACGGCCTCTTGAATAAACCGCCCGATCCATTCACAGGTTTGAAAGACGGACTTGCCTACCGCCATGCCCATACATTCCACCCGCTCGATGACAACACAGTCGGCCTCGAATTGCTTGATGATATGGAGCATGACAGGGTTTTCTATGATGTCGTGTTCGATAAACGCGCCGTCCCGGTAAACGGCATAGGCAGATTTTACATTTCCGGGGTCAATTGCTAAGATTTTCACAATACCCCTCCCAATCTCAAAAAGATAATCAGGTTCTCAATACAGCACAGGCAAAGCAGGGCAATCATTATCCGGTATTCCCACTTGATCCACCGGTACTGCCGGTACGCTCTTTTCTGCCATTCGGTAACGGCGTCGAGTTTGGTGATTAACTGTTCAAGGGTCATTGTGCCTCCTTGCTTTTTTCAAAGTCCATTTCGCAGATCATCAATATCACTTTGTAAACCTGCCTTGTGCTTTGGGGTCGCCCAGCACCGTTATTTCAAGATCATACTGATTCATTTCCTCTTGTCCTCCCCGCCAATGCCAATCCACTTGAACAAACCGAGCCTGCTGGCGATTCGCTCATCAAAACTTGCCTCAAGGTTTTTGCGCGACTTGTTAGTGCTGATGAACGTTGGCCTGCAAGCCTCAAGGCGGCTATCGAGCAGCACGAATATCGTCCGGTTGCTAAAATCGCTCTCGTTCCTGCCGATGGAAGTTGTCGAGCCGATGTCCTCGATGATCAGACAATCACAATCAATCATCGGTCGGATAACATCAAGTTCCGTTAGCCTGCTGCCTTGCTTGTAAGTGTCCCTGATTTGCAGGCAGAGCATTTCGTAGGTAACTCGAACAACTTTTTTGCGTTTGAGAATAAAGTGCCTTGCTAAAGCACACAAAGCAAAGCTCTTGCCTCTGCCGACCGGCCCGAAAAGAACAAGCCCTATTTTGCTGTCGAAACTCAGCAATGCTTCCTTGACTGCTTTGCTTAAACTGCGAAGATGAGCACCGGCAAACAGCGGCGGTATAACCTTGCTCAAAGATTGCCGCATCCGTGCGGCTCTGTCCATCCTTGCTTTTCGCAGCTCTTGGCGTGCGTATTCTTCACGCTGCTTGTCCGCACATTCGGGACAAAACTCGCTTGTCAGTATCTGAGCGAATAGCTTTGTTACCTCGAACAGTTTGCCGCACTTGCAGAGCTTAGTTTGGGATAAGTGCCTGTCCCCAGTCCTGCTCGTTAAGACTTGGCCGATAGTTTGAGTTTGAGTTTGATTGTCCATTTTTGTTACCTCCTTTTTCCTGCGTTCGCGCAAACCAGTTAGTTAAAAATCGCCTGTAATTTTTCTTGAGTTTTGAAGGGTTTGAGATAAGCCATTGCGCAGCCTGCTTGATTGACAATTGAACATCTACCGCCGGATAAGCTTCAGACCACGCCAGAATATCTTCCGAGGTTATGTTTTCAAAACCACCTGACTGAAACGAGAATGTAATTTTTTCTTTTATATTATTATTTTCTTTTATTGAAGATGAAGATGAAGATGAAGATATACACGTTACTTTTGCGTTACTTTCTCCGTTACTTTCGGCGTTACTTTCCCGCTTCATTTTTTGCCGATAACGTAAAGCCCGTTCATTCCGTGATTTACGCTCTCTTTCTTCGCGTTTCATACGCCGATTAATGACCGTTACTTTTCCGTTACGCTCCGTTACGGTCGCGGTATTTGTATCCTTCAATTCTTCTAATGCTTGGACGAAATTAACGGCAGTGCAACGACAGAGACGAGCTAACTGTTCGGTCGTCCCAGTGATTTGACCACTGCGATCCATTTCGTGCATAGCACAGAGAAGGTCTATCCAGATACCGCGGGTTGACGGTGAACACATAGATAGTTCGGGGTCTTTCAGCCAATCTCCGGTATAAAATTGGAACGCTGGCAATTTAGCCATCCTCTTACTCTCCTATCCGTTTCTGACCTATTCGACTGTGCCAATCAAAGATCACGTCCCCCTCCGGCACAGTGTATCCCCGTTCAAGCTGATAAAGCCGCTTGAGTTCGTCTCTCTGCCTCGAATTTGGCCGGGGGTATAGTTCGGTCCACCGTTCCCGGATCTCGCTTAAACAGGCCCTTGCTCGCTCCTGTGCGGCATCATCGAGAAAGCCATGAGGCCGGGACTGCCTGCCGTTGCCCATTTGTGGGGTAAACGGGTTTATGAATTGTGCGCCGGGGTAGGTCACTTTATATCCTCCCCCTTCCCCTTCGTTCCACACCTGGGGCAGTAGGTTTCTTTTCCTTTTTCCTCTGGGGCAGTAGCGTGGGTAGAGTGTCTTTTTCAAAATAGTACCTTTTGTCCTCTCTTTAATTCGGCTACGGTGATTCCTTTTTGCTCGGCTTGGATACGGTCTTTGGCAATACGGCAGAAATTTTCGGCCAATTCACTTCCGATAAATTTCCTGTTCATTTTCTTGGCCACATTAAAGGTGGTTCCGGTCCCTGAAAACGGGTCACAAACAGTCGCCCCTTCTTCTGTAAATGACTGAATAAAGTATTCGGGTATTCTTTCGGGGAATGTTGCAGGATGCCCACCATACAACCGCTCAACCTTGCCGAAGGTGACGGGTATCCAGTGTGGGGTTTGTCCCTGTAAAAGCATTGGCGGCTTGTGTATGCCGTTCCACTTCCAGTTTTCGGGCCAGAAGTAAATAGCAATCTCGACTGGATTCGTGTAAAGAAACCGCGGGGCATACATGGCTTTATATGGCTGACATTTTTCAAGAACGGGGCGCAGTTTGGTAAAAAATTCAAGGTTGTTATGGCTTCCGATGATATAAACCGTATGAGTAGAAATTCTCCGAAGTTGGGTTATAATCTTTTCGTTCCAGTCAATGAAATCGGGCCAGTCCATAACATCCTGATAATCCCCGTAATCCTTGCCGATATTATAAGGTGGACTTGTAACCGTCAAATCCACACACCCTTCCGGCAGTTGCGGCAGAATATCCATACAGTCTGCACAATAAAGCAATCCATCCTCGCACTCAAAAAACGGTGTCTGTTTTATGGATTGTTTGATTGAATCCAAGGTCATCTTAGGGCCTCTAACGCCTTGTCGATTTTGCTTTGCAGGTCCGCACTGACCACCTCCGTATTAATTTCCGGTTGCGACCTGATCTCATCGCTTATGCTCGCCCAATAATCAAAGCCCGTATCCTTGTCATTGATACTCACACTCTTTATGTTCCCCTCGAAAACCTTGATATAGGCGACAAGTTCGCGGATATTGTTAATAGGAATGTCGCCCTCAACGTCCTCATCGGGGTCGTCGTAAGGATGGCCGATCCAGTCCCGAACCTCATCCACAAGGGGGTCGTCCAGCGAAACATCCTTGAAATCCCTGCCTTTTGCCTGAAATACCTTTGCGATAATGTCAATTCCGGTTGTGGTTTCACCGGTAACGCGCAATGCTACTTCCATTGTTAATCCTTTCTGGTTTGAGTTATCTTCTCACCGCCCTATACTCCGCCACATAAGCCGTACCCCAGCGGGAAGGGACTTCTTTGCGTTCAGTTTTAATCCTGTACCTGCGCCGGAAGGCGGCGTATTTCTCAGAATGGCGGAGTTCCCATATCCGCGCGCCCAACCTCTTGATTCCCCATGAGTCTGCAACTCTTTGTGTGATCCTGTCTTTTTCCTGTAGTTTTCTTTTGATGAATTCCGTTTGTGTCATTTTTGAATCCTTTCAAGAAAAATACGCGCGGGACATAAGGAGAGGAAAAGCCCCGCGCGCACAAGGAGGAGGAAACGAATGATTGCTGACTACCCCTTTAGAGGTAGCCGGGCATCCCTGCCTGAACATCATGTTCATTTGTCGCTTCATGCGTAAATCCTCGTGCTGGCATATTAACTCTCTGGCTTCCACGCCTTGAGTTTTTCTTCATCCATACCCAGATTCGCCACAGCAAAATCAACAACGTTGTCGATGAACTTAACGGTCTGATACTTGTTCATTTCGCTGAGGCGCAGATGTTTACCGTCCTCGCCTACAAAGCCGCACAGTGCCGTTAAAAGCTCGTGTGCTGCGTCCTGAGTAATGGGAATGTCTTTGCTTATGCCGAACGCCTCTACGGGAATTGTAAAGCCCTCTGCCTGCAACTGCTCGTGAACAGCGGGCAGCAGCAGACCCCAATAATAGCCCAACTGCTGCTGTGTCTTGGGGTCAACTGCCTCGCCGATTATTTCGAGCCGCATTTTGAACCACAGGCCGCTGTTTCGCTTAATCCACTTCTGAACCAAGTCCGGCCTTGTGCAGTGCAGCTTACCTTGTGAAATTGTCCCTGAGTACTCTGGCATCCTTGCCAACTCTCCCGTTAATTGCCAAATGGAACCTCATCTTCTGATGATTCTTCTGTTTCCTGCTCATCCTGCTGCTCTGCTTCAGGATCATTGTCTGCTTCTTCTGCCGAAACATCGTCAACAGTTTTAGATTCAACGTTCTTTTTGAGCCGTTCCTTGTTCTTTTTGAGCCGTTCCTTAAGGCCCTGAACGCCAGCCTGCATACCGCCAGCCATATCAGCGGCATGGTTGTAATCGAACTGCTGGTCATCGGTCTCGATGGCTTTAACGAGGTCTGGGGACATTGGCAGGTATTTAACTATTCTGCGGACAACAGTTTTGCGGGCCATCTCTGCAAAGTCAGTAACCCACGGGCCGTTCTCTTTGGCCTTGCTGCGGTCTCTGATACGCTCGACCTCATCGAGGGTCATAATCTCAAGCTGTCGGCTTCCGTCTTTGAGTTCGGCAACAGCGTAAACACAAACAATCTTGCCTCTGTCACCGCCCAAATAAGGCTTATGAATAAGTTTCTGGTCGAGGCCGTACTCGACATCGAATTTATCCTTTTCGTAAACCACACGGCTTTCTATGCGTGAGATATTGCCGCTTCTGCGGGCAAGGTCGATAAGGCCCTGATAGCCCGCTATAAATTGGCATTCAAAAGCTTTGATTTTGCCGTTGTAGTAAGGAACTAAATAACCTTGTCCCAAAGTCCCAACGCAGTCCAAACCAAGCTCTGCGGACTTCATAACCGATTGCAGAAAGCTCTGCGGGGTGCATTCAAAAAGTTTCGGCTGCCTGCTTGCCGCTACAAGTGCCAGCTTGACAATGCGTTCCTTTGTGATATGTTTCGGTGCTACATCTGCGAGGGACTTTTGGAATTGGTCAGAGTTCAGAAGTCTCTCTAAACTCTGCTTTGCTTTTGTGAGTTGATTAGCATTCATTTTTCAGATTCCTTTCTTATTTAGCTTTCTTAAACCGAGCGACTCGGTATTTGGTGATGTTTGCGAACTGAGCAGCTATTTCAGGCAGTTGGTCTTTGAGGGCCTTTGCGTCAATTCCGCTGCGGCTCTGCTCAAAATATGTAACCTGCCCGAATGAACAGTTACCGCACTCAGCCTGTCCCAAAGCGGTCAAAACTTCTGCCTGTGCAGCATCGCACATCTTTTCAGCATCACGCTTGGCCTGCTGTGCATCGAGCCACTTTTGAACAAGCTCATCGGGGACATCAACAACACTGTTCGGCTCCCGGATAATTCGCTTAATCATCAGTGCTGACGGGGTAACATTTGCCGGTGGAACATCGGCTTGAACGTGCTTTTCCCAGAACTCAATAGCTTTCTCGCAGATGATATTTCTCAGTTCCTTATCTTCCGGGACGTGGAAAAGCTGAAAGCCTCGACCGCCCAGAACCGCTGCGATATGACAAATATCTTTGTCAACGCACAGCATATGTACGTGTGCCTGTGTGATGATATGGTCGGGCACTTGGTCAGTGCCCTCGTCCCCCCAATTGCCAAACAGCGGGCCGGTAATGCCGCTGGTCTTTGCGTCTATAGGCTCGTTGCTGGCAATAACAAGGCCGTCAATATTAGCTCCCAGCGGCAAGCCTCGTTTGTCTTTTGCCGAACGGTATTGATTACGCAGGATTTTACCGAGCCTGCGTTCGGCCAGATTCAAAATGCCGGTTTCAAGGGCGTTTCCTATTTCGGCGGCTTCGCTGCTGATGTCGGACGAATCGACCTTGCCGGTCTTTTCGAGCCAAACGTCATAGGCATTCCGAAATGGGTCTATCCCTAAGATAGCGGCCATATCGGAGCTTCCAATATGCTTACGCCGTAATTCTTTTTGTTGGTCTGTGATAGGCATTGTGCTACCTCCCTGCCTCGTTCACTTAGCAATAGTAAGGGCTGCACGTATTGGCCGACCCGCATTCCGAGCAGGGCCGGGGCGTGATCGCAGTTGGCATAATGCTCTCACAGTCCGTGCAGATTGTTTGCAGTTTGTTATGTTGCATAAAACGCTCCATCAGTCGGCTGTGACGATAGAACGCCTCGCTGCGCTTCTCGCGTGGCCAATCGTTGAAACGGCTCATAGCGCTATTCATTGTCGCCCCTCCGTTTCCTGTATTCAGCCTCTCCAATAACTCTCATGCACTCAATAGCTTCAGCATGTGTAAAACCAGCTCGTACAAGCCGAAAATAGAAATCCCGATCGAACGATAAAGCGTCAAATAGCAGTCTTTCTAAAGGGTCCATGCATTACCTCCTTAAAATAAACTCGTCTTGAATTCGCGTGCCCGCCAAAACTTACTGGTTATGCCTGTTGTTTCGCTTTTGCGTTTTCCGACGAAAACTAAGGCCCCGGCTTTTTTTAATTATAACTGACCTATGCCTGAGAGCAAGCCACAACATGTATCAAGCCTCCCAATCTTGACACCGGCATCAGGATAATCACGAGGGACAAAAACAAACGTCAGTGCGTATCCAACAGTCTTGATGAATCTCCATATTCCTCTGATTGCTTTCATTATTTTTTACTCCGTTCTGCTGCAGAAAGCTCTTTGATTCTTTGTTGACAAGCCTTTACGATTAAGCGTCTGGCGGTATCGTGTGGCTTCCGTTGTTCAAGCTCTGATAATTTGATTACAACTTCGAGAACATCAGGATAAGTATTTTCATTGAAAGTAAGTTGCTTAATAGAATCAGCCATAACTTTGCCCTTATGAATAATTATTGACTTTCATAAAACATCATAATTCATATCGGCACTATGTCAAGATTAAATTATGAAAAATTACGATATTTTATGTTATAAGGTTTGCAAATGTATGTGCATAATACACTTATGACGGAAAAAAATGTTTTATTACAAGGCAAAGTTTCAGAGAAATTAAAACAAATCAAATGCAACAGCAGGCAAATTGGAATCAACTGAATACAACCTTAATGAATATGCAACTACGGTATGGCAGGTAGATCAAGGATAATTCATGTAGGCTTGGTTTAGGTTTGGTATAGGTTTTATTGATAAACAATGTAAAAGATGGCACAAATAAGAAGATGTTCAAAGTTGATTAAGCCGCTTGTAAATCAAATAAATAGCGGGACTTAAGGTTAAAAATGAAGATTTTATGTTTTTTGAAAAATTCTAAGCTGTATTACGTCGTTATTGCGGTGTGTGCTCGATAGAGGATGTTAGATAGCCGGCTAACATATCACAGCCAGTTATCGTGCAGCAGGTTGGCGATTGTCTCCAAACTCCACTTGCCTCCGCGCTGCCAGTATCGAGACAGCAAGGCAAAGTCTCTCATATCCCACGGCTTGAGCCAGTGCTCGGAGAAAAAAATCAGCAAGGTGAAGTGATTGATAACCTGGACATCAAAAGAATCTGAAAACCATCTATCGCCTACCTTGTATGCATAGCCCTTGCTGTCAATCCAGACCCAGTTGTCTGTGCCGTCAATCTCTGTCCAGACCATTTCACTGGCCGGATGGTAGATTAAGACAGCGTAGTCGCGATTGATAAAGTACTGATAGGTTGGACTGTGATAAGGCAGAGCAATCACCGCCGGAATCAGACATAAGACCGCTTGCAGCATTTTTCAATTCCTTTCGGCTGCCATTATACCTTCGCGGAGCGGCGGATGCAAAAATAAAAACCGCCCCGCTGAGGGTCAGGCAGCAAGGCGGTCAGAAAGGAGTTTGGAACGAAAGTAAGC